TAGACGAAGAGATACGATATCTGGTCGCTCTCCATTCTGTACTTGATATAGAGTATATGTATTGACATCATCTTCGAACGCTGGCATGACTCGCGCTGTCTTAAATATATTAACTACTTGCTGTATGACACCATCTCGATTGAAATCGTATGGCACTTTATTGAATTGACGAAAATACATTATCCTTCTCCTCCTGCATCAGTGACTCCTTTGAATGTTTCAGGGTCTCTATTTGTATATCCGAGGCCGTTATCATCATATAGATCGTCTCTTGTAATGGCTCTTACCTCTTGGAATGTTAGATTCAGGTCTATTTCAACAGGAGCTGCACCATCTGCATCGACTGCATGAAAGGAATTGCCTGCACTATTATAGGTAGATGTCATATTAATCAGATATGACTCAATCATACGAGGCATATATTTGTTTACAGTATCTCCTGCAAAGAATTGTACTCTCCATCTTGGCGGATATTTCATTTGTCCGGGGCTTGGTGTATCAGGATAGAGATACTTACGAAATGCATTCTCTATTTGCCTTGCAAGTTTTGATTCTTTTGCAGACTCTGGAACTAGCTTAAACTGAAATGCAAAAGATCGTAATACTGTACCGTCAAATGTCTGAGTTGTAAATGGATTCACCACAATACCACGTTTCAATTCAGCCTGTACGGCCGCAGCTGTTATCATACCACCTGCATCTGCCTTAATCTTTTGTATACCTTGCCCAACAATATCAGATCCGGTCAATTCGTTTCCTGTATTTGTACCCTCTGCAACGGCACCAAGTAATCCAAGGTTAGTAGATCCATAGGTGGCTCCGTCTGCTGATGCAACACCTTGAGGCATAAAGATATGAATAGCCTGAAAGTCAGAGAACTTCTCCGATGTGGTGAATTTAATGTGTGGAAAATCGTCTTCTGCAATTTTCTTTCTTAGTCCTTCCGGAAATGTGAGTATTGTCATACGTTTACCTATATAAATAGAATTGATTATATTAACTATAAGAGTATTTATATGAGTTACAAAGGTCGTTACACAGTAAAAAATAAGCAAAAGTATGCCGGTGATACATCAAAGGTAGTCTATCGTTCATTATGGGAAAGACAAGCCTTTCGTTGGTGTGAAGATAATCATAATGTCCGTGCATGGAACAGTGAAGAAATAGTAATACCCTACAAATGCAAAACAGATAACAAATTACATCGTTATTTTGTAGATCTATTGGTTGAAATGCGTAATGGTGAAGTGATATTAGTTGAAATCAAGCCTAAGAAACAGACCCAACCACCTAAGGGTAAGCGTAAGACAAAGAAACATCTCAATGAAGTCACTACGTATATTAAGAATACATCCAAATGGGAAGCAGCTCAACGCTTTGCAGAGCATAAAGGATGGAAGTTTCAGATCTGGACCGAGGATACTTTAAAAAATCTTGGTATCAAACTACTGAAATCTTGATATAAATAGTAGTATGGCAAGCTTATTTGATACATTACAGGCGGGAGCATTCCGAGCGGGAGTCACGGCAAATACGAAGAAATCAAAAGAATGGTTTCAACGTAAGGTTCGTGAATTAGAAGTACCAGAGCGTAGAGCATTGTTGAAGGATACTGCATTGAAGCAGACTACTCAACCACGTATTGGTGATATGATGATGTATTTCTATGATCCAAAACATAAACAGACTCTACCATACTATGATAGATTCCCTTTGACAATCATGGTAGAACCAGCTCCTGGCGGGTTTCGTGGATTGAATCTGCATTACCTCTCTCCTATGGTCCGTGCAAGATTCCTTGATGAATTAATGGCATTGGCACCAAAGAATATGACCGATACATCACGATTAAATAAGCTAAGGTATGACCTATTGCAAGGTGCAAGGAAGTATAAGGAGTTCGAACCATGCTTCAAGCATTACCTCATGCCAAATATTAAATCACGTATTGCAAGAGTCCCTATGACTGAGTGGGAGATTGCAATCTTCTTACCAACCGAACAGTTCATGAAAGTAAAAGCACAAACTGTTTGGAGATACTCGAGGAAAGCATATCAATCATGAACAGTATAGACGATCTTAAATCAACAATCAATAAGAAAGGTGGTGTTGCTTTTGCAAATCGATTCCAAGTATTCTTTACACCCCCGACTGCTAATATGAAAAGCCTATTAAGTCAAAGTCTTGGATCATTGGTAGGATCATTGATTGATAATGCAGCCAGTGGTGGATCACCAAAGAATTTAATACCTGACCCCAGGGATACATCAATCCTTTGTGAGTCAGTTACATTGCCGGGCAGACAAATATCTACATTAGATTATATTGCAGATAAGCAGGCAGTCAAAATACCTTATACAGTTATTAATGAAGATGTGACAATGTCTTTTCTTCTCACTAACGATTATCATATGAAGAAAATGTTTGATGATTGGACCAGTGCCATCATTGATCTTAATTCATATAAAGCAGGATATAAAAAAGATTTCTGTTGTGACGTTGTAATACAACAATTGAATCAACAAAATAAGCCGGTGTATGGTGTACGTTTGGAAAATGCTTTCCCAACAACTGTAACATCGGTACAGTATGATAGTAATAGTGAAAATACTATCAACAAATTGAGTGTGACTTTGAGTTACGATAATTATGTGCCGGAAGGCGCTTTGCAAAGCTTAGGATCATCTGTAGGAACATTTGCAGATATCTTAGGTTAAAATATAATAGGAGAATATAATGGCTTTACCAAAATTGAGCGTGCCACAATATGAAGTTAAATTGCCTTCAACGGGTGAGGTTCTTAGTTTAAGACCGTACCTTGTAAAGGAAGAAAAAGTATTAATGATAGCATTGGAATCCAGTGACCCAGTCCAAATTTCAAATGCTGTTAGAAATGTTATACAAGCTTGTTATGATTTAAAAGATCTAAAACATCTTACGGTATTTGATATTGAATACCTATTCCTACAGTTAAGAGGTAAATCTGTAGGTGAAGAAATGGAATTGCGTATTAAGTGTACGCATTGCGAAGAGCTTAATCCATTTGTTGTAGGTGTTGATGAGATTAAAGTTAAAAATGAGAAGCCTGATAACATTATAATGCTTACTGGAGATGTTGGAGTTGAAATGAAATATCCTTCAGTAGATACCTTTGCTGCATTAGATATTGAAAAACTAAATTCAGTTGAAGGTGTAATGGATTTAATTATTGAGTGTGTTGATAAAGTATTTGATGCTGATAATGTATATGGCCAAGGTGATATGAGCAAGAAAGAGTTGGTTGAATTTATTGAAAATCTAAATTCAGAGCAATTCAAAAAGGTTCAGTCATTCTTTAATAGTATACCAGCAATTGAATACAAAGGTGAATTTAAATGCGAACATTGTGGTGGACACAATGATGTTGAGTTAAAAGGCTTACAAAGTTTTTTTTCATAAGCCTCTCACATGAGAGTTTGATTAATTATTATAAGACAAACTTTGCATTGATGCAACATCATAATTATAGTTTGACTGAATTAGAAGAGATGTTGCCGTGGGAGAGGCAGATATATGTAGGATTACTACAGCAACATATTGAAGAACAAAATGAAAAGATAAAAAATAGAAGGTAATGATATGACAGAAGAAGTTAAAAAAGAGGGTAACTACCACCCCGCTGATACTAACGGAGACGGAAAGGTGTCAAAAAGAGAAGAAGAACTTTATTTAAAGTTTAAAGAAAAAGAGTTAGAAGATGCTGATGCAATGCGTGATGCGCAACGTAATATGACTTGGTTTGCACTAGGTGGATTATTACTATACCCATTCGCTGTTGTTATTGCATCTCTTGCAGGTTTAGATCAAGCCCAAGAAACATTAGGTGATATGGCACCAACATATTTTGTTGCTGTTGCTGGTATTGTTGCTGCTTTCTTTGGCACCCAAAACTTTGGGAGTAAAAAATAGCATAGGAAATAACCATGGCTGAAGACAATAGAGAAGAAGAAAAGTCAGAATTTCAAGAATTAATTGAACTGATGACCGAGAATAATCGGGCTACAGGCGAGATTGAGGCTGATGGTAGGAATACCAGAAGACACCTTTTGGAAATGAAAAACATGCAAAAGGTAGCTCTTGAAACGAGTGCAAGTATCAATTTTGGCTTTGAAAACTTTTTCGAAATGATGGATGCCAATAAGCTAGCTGATCAAGAAAGAGCAGCTGAGCAATATTTACTATTTGATTCAATTAGAGAAACATTACAAGAAGGTATAAAAACCGAACCACAAGAAAAACCAGAGAAAAAGAAAGACGGTGGTGGTATGAAAGTCTTAGGCAAATTGGGAGCTATGATGGGTCCTATTGCTATGGCTGCTGGTGGTCTTCTTGCTGGTGTAGGTATTGGTGCTGCAGGTTTAACCTATGCAATGGGCCAAATGGAAGACATGGATACCCAAAAGATTAAAGACAATGTTGGTGATCTTTTAGGTTTAGCCGATGATCCAAGAATGACTCCTGGAGCTGTTGCTGGTGTAAGTGCTACAATGTTAGCTCTTGGCGCAGGTTTAGCTGCTTTCTCATTAGGTGAAGGCGCTGCAAAGGCAATAGGTAAATTTGAATCCGAGGCAGATTGGACAGGTAAGATTAAAGAAAATATTGCAGATCTTTTAAGTATTGCTGATCTTGAAAATATGACACCTAAACATGTTGCTGGAGTATCTGCTACATTAGGCGCATTGGGTATTGGTCTTGCTGCATTCGGTATTGGTAAAGCTGCCGATGGTGTTGGTGAGGCAATTAGTAAATTCTCTGGTGGTGGTAACTTTGCTCAAGGTATTAAAGATGAAGTAGAAACGCTACTTTCTATTAAGACTGAAGGCTTTGGTAAAACAGCTGGATTGGTTGCAACCCTTGGTGGTATTGGATTAGGTCTAGCTGCATTTGCTGTTGGTAAGGCAGGTTCAGGTGTTGCTGCTGGTTTAGATAAATTTACAACCGGTGGTAATTTTGCCGATAATATCAAAGAGGAAGTAGAAACATTACTATCCATTGATACTGGTAAAGATGGACAGGTTGGAGACTTTGTTGGTACAATGGGAGCATTGGCTGCAGGTCTTGTTGCATTTGCCATAGGTAAGGGTGCAAGTAGTACTGCAGATGCTATTGATAAATTTAGTGATGGCGACTTTGCTGAAACTATTTCGAAACAAGTTGATACATTATTAATGGTTGGTGATAATGCTAGCGCGGAAAGAACTGCAAAGGCAACTGCTGTTTTAGGAACTCTTGGTGTTGGATTGGCTGCATTTGCCGCAGGTAAAGGATTAAATACCCTTGCTGATTTAGGAGCAAGTATTGTAGGATTCTTTACTGGTACTAAATCACCTGTAGAACAAGCTATTGAAGTTGGCGAAAAGGCTGATCAAATAGAAGCCGGTGCAATTGCATTTGAGAAATTCTTAGATGTATTCCAAAAGTTTGCTGATATGTCTAGTTCAATCGAATTGGATACAAATATTGATGAGGCCATTGAAGATCTTGACAACTATACTAGAGTATTAGAAACAATAGTCCAAGGTGGTACATTAACCAAAGGTAGAAACTTTAAAACTGACGGCCTAGCTAATATAACTGAAGACGTTGATAAAGCTATAGCAAATGTTAGTCGTTTAAGAGATGTATTGAAAATAGAAACAGGTGGACAGGAAATGCAACAGAATGATTCCGTTGCTGAAACAAGTAATAAGATTATTACCCTA